TGGCGGCCATGATGTTTGACGAGATCAAGGCGCTGGTGACGCTGGGCGCGCGGGTGTCGCTGGATGCCCATGCGCTCACCGCCCCGCAGTGGGTGGAGCTGGCCGCGCGCGCCGCGCAGACCGGAGCCGGACTGACCATCCGTCGCGCCGACAAGCTCACCCAGGGGCTGCGCGAGCAGCTGGCCGAGGTGGCAGGCAGCGCGGTCCTGTTTGAAGTGGGAGCCTGACGATGGCCGCCAGCAAAAAGGATGAAGCAGCGCCAGAGCGCGCCACCGTGCGCCTTACGGTGCGCACCGCGCCCGTGCATGGCGATGCGAAGCGCTACCGCGCCGGGCTCGGCCCCTTCGGGCGCGATCCGGTGACGGTCGAGGCTTCGCTGGAGCAGGCTGAGGCGCTCAAGGCCGACCCTGTGCTGATCGTGACCGAGGCGGAGTGACGCCATGCCCTACGCCACGCCTGCCGACCTTGCTCAACGCTACGGTGCGGATCGTCTGATCGAACTGACCGACCGCGACCGCGACGGCTTCGGCGACGATCCGCAGATCGCGCAGGCGCTCCTGGACGCGAGCTACGAGATCGACGGCTATCTGGCGGCACGCTACAAGCTGCCGCTACCGACTGTTCCGCCGCTCCTTGCACGCATTGCATGCGACATCGCGATCTACCGGCTGCTGTCGCTACGGCGCATGGGCGACATCGAAGACGCGCGCCGCCGCTACGAGGATGCGCGACGCATGCTGGAGAGCATCAGCAAGGGTGTGGTGGCGCTGGGATTGCCTGACAACCTGCCCGATCCGCAGCAGCCGCAGCCGAGCCTCGCTGCGGCGAGCGTAGGCAGCCCGCGCGTGATGGGCCGTGATGCGACGGGGGGCTACTGATGTTCCTTGTGGTCGAAAGCGCCATTGTCGATCGGCTCAAGACGGCACTCGCTCCGCTGCCGGTCGATCCTCTGCCCAGCCGGGGCTACCGCTTCAGTCACGGCAAAGGGGCGGCAGTGGTGACGCTCACCGACATCGCAGCCGGCGGCGTGGAGGATGTGGGCGCATCGGTGCAGGGTGCGGCGGTGACCATCGAAGTGGCGCTTTTCGCCCGCAGCTTGCGCGATGGCGCGGGGGTGTGGGACTTGTTCGAGGCGGCGCGTCGCGCATTGCACTCGTTCAAGCCCGCGCCCGGCTGCACGCCGCTGAAGCTCTTGTCGGCCCGGCTGGCCGACGGCGAAGCCGACACATGGGTGCTCATGACGCGCTGGCAGACGCTCGCGCCGCTTGCGCCCGATCTGGAATACGACGGCGGGCCGCTGTTGACCCGCGTAACCTTCGAGGAGACATGACATGGCGATATACACCTACCAAGGCCCGCTGACGAGCATGACGCTTGCTGATGGCCGTGACGTGATCCTGACCCCCGGTGGGCAGGTCGAGCTGCCCGACTGCGACGTGGTGGAGACGCTCAAGGCGCTCGGTCGCTTGATCCCTGCCAAACTCGCGCCCACTCCTGTCCAACCCAAGCCCGAGAAAGGAGAGTAACCCATGCCCGCGAACTTCCTGCATGGCGTCGAGACGATCGAGATCGACAAAGGCCCGCGCCCCATCCGCCAGGTCAAAACCGCCGTCGTGGGCCTTGTCGGCACCGCGCCGACCGGCCCGATCAACGCCCCGACCATCGTGCTGTCGGAAAAGGATGCCGCGCAGTTCGGATCCATCACGGACGCCTCCAGCGCCGGGCACACCATCCCGCAGGCACTCGATGCCATCTTCGACCACGGCGCTGGCACGGTGATCGTGGTCAATGTGTTCGATCCAGCAGTCCATACCGTGACTGGCGAACAGGACAAGACGCCAATCAACGCAAGCCACATCATCGGCACGGTGACCGCTTCCGGCCAGCGCACTGGCCTGAAGGCGCTCGATGACACCTATTCGCTCTTTGGCTTCAATGCGAAAATCTTGATCGCGCCGGGCTATGCCACCTTGAACGCAGTGACGACAGAGCTGATCGCGATGGCCGACAAGCTGCGCGCGGTGGCGCTGATCGACGCACCGGCTGGCCTGACCGTGCAGCAGGTGATCCAGGGCCGCGGCCCATCGGGCACGATCAACTTCAATACCAGCAACCCGCGTGCGGTGCTGTGCTACCCGCACCTGAAAGTGTATGACCCGCGCACCAACAGCGAGCGGCTGGAGCCATTCTCCGCGCGGTTGGCTGGTGTCATGTGCAAGACCGACATGGAGCAGGGCTACTGGTGGAGCCCGTCGAACCACGAGATTTCCGGCATCGTCGGCGTGGAGCGCCCGATCACTGTGCGCGTGAATGATCCGCAGTCCGAAGCCAATGCGCTCAACGAAGCCGGCATCGTGACAGTGTTCAACAGCTTCGGCACCGGCTACCGCGTCTGGGGCAACCGCTCCGCCGCTTGGCCCAGCGTGAGCCATCCGAAGAACTTCATCAACGTCCGGCGCACCGCCGACGTATTGCACGAGAGCGTGGAATACGCAATGCTGCAATTCATTGACCGGCCCATCAACGATGCCTTGATCGACGACATCAAGGGCAGCGTCAATGCCTTCATCCGCACACTGGTTGGGCGCGGAGCGCTGATCGACGGAAGCTGTACCTACGACCCGGCGAAGAACCCGCCCACCGAGATCGCCGCTGGGCATCTCACCTTCGACCTGACCTTCATGCCGCCGACCCCGGCGGAGCGGATCAGCTTCGAATCCTTTATCGACATCAACCTGCTGCGCGGCCTTGGTGTCCAGCAATAAGGAGTAGATCATGGCCAAGATCGAAATCCACCGCATCACCAACGCCAACGTCTATCTCGACGGCCAGAGCCTGCTCGGCCGCGCCGAAGAGGTGCAGCTACCGCAGATCAAGGCCAAGATGGTCGAGCACAAGGCACTTGGCATGGTCGGCACCATCGAGGCCTTCGCGGGCTTCGAGAAGCTCGAAGGCAAGATCAAGTGGGCGAGTTTCTATGCCGACGTATTGAAAAAGGTCGCCAATCCATTCAAGGCCGTGCAGCTCCAAGTGCGCGGCTCGATGCCCATCATCGTCGGCGGCTCGGTCAACCGCGAAGCGCCCATCGTGGCGATCCTCTCGGTCGTCTTCAAGAGCCTGCCGGGCGGCGCATTCAAGCAGCATGAGAACGTCGAGTTGGAGACCGAATTCACGGCCTACTACATGAAGCTCACCGTCGATGGTCAAGACGTGACCGAGATCGACGTGCTGGAGAACATCTACAAAGCTGGCGGTGTCGATATGCTCGCCCAGTACAACGCCAATATCGGAGGGTAACGAATGAATAAGCATGACTTCACACTCGCCGAAGGAACTGGCCGCGATCTGATTGAGGCGCAGCGCATCAGTGGCGGCGACCCGAACCAGTTGGCGCTGGCGCTGGCGGCGCGCCTGGTGCGCGTCGATGGCAAGCCAGTGCTCTACGACGACTTCCTCGATTGGCCGCTTGCCGACGTGATGCGTGCGGTAGGCGAGGTGAACAAGATGCTGGGAAACGTCATCTCCCAGACCGGGCAGGGCTGATCCACCTGGCCCATGTGACCGGCTGGGGTTATGGCGAGATCATGGCGATGCCTATTGCCGAGCTTTCCGACTGGTGTCGTGAGGCGGTCGACTACTGGAACCGGATCAACGCCGCCGACCGTAGCGGCGAGTGAACCGGTCATGGAACGATCAAGATGACTCCCGCCGCGCAGCTCTCGATCCTGCTCACGCTGAAAGACCTCGCCAGCGGGCCGCTGTCGCGCTTCAGCGAAGTCTTGCAGCAGACATCGACCAAGCTGATCGCGATGGGTGAGGCAGGGCGCATCGCGGGCCGCGCGATGATGGACATGATGCGCGGGCCGGTAAAAGCGTTTTCCGACGCGGAGGACGCGGCCACCAGGCTCAAGACCGTGATGATGGATGCTGCCGGTCAGGTTCCTCCCACCTTCCAAGAAGTGAGCGATCTGGCCACAGAGCTTGGCAACAAGCTGCCTGGCACGACCAAAGACTTCCAGAACATGATGGCCGCGCTCAAGGAGATGGGCGTCACCGACCAGGCCATTCTTGATGGCCTTGGCAAATCGGCGGCCTATCTTGGTGTTGCGCTCAAGATGCCTTATGAAGAGGCTGCCCGCTTCGCTGCCAAACTTGCCGAGGCATCCGGTGTTGCCGAAAAGGACATGATGTCCTTCCTCGACGTGATCGCACGCACGCGCAACCTTGGCGTGCAGACCACCGAGATGGAATATGCCTTCGCGCGTGCTGCCGGTAAGCTGAAAGAGATGGGCATTCAGGGGCTTGAGGCAAGCCGCGAGCTGGCACCGCTTTATGCAATGCTGATCCGCACCGGCCTCTCCGGCGAAGTCGTAGGAACTGGCTTTTCCGCCGTGCTCACTGGCCTGCAAAAGCTGGTCTATGACACCAGCAAGCACATGAATGAAGCGCGCGAAATATTGCGTCACTACCACATCACGCTCGACATCATTGATCGGCAGACCGGCAAGCTGAAAGGGCCACGGCAACTGGTTGCAGAGCTTGAGAAGCTCAGGGCGCTGCCATCACAGATGCGCTTTGACCTGATCAATAAAATCTTTGGGACAGGTCAAGACGCGCAGATGGTTGCAACGATGATCGAGAATGGTCTGGCCGGTTATCAGCAGATCGCTGACCAGATGGCGGCACAGGCTGACCTAAACACCAAGGTCGAGGAGCAACTGACAACGCTGAAAAACGTCTGGGACGCGGCATCCGGCACTTTCGAGAATGTATTGGCAAAGTTCGCCGGATTGATTGCGCCCGAACTCAAGCGCGCGCTCGATGCCTTCAACGATTTTTCCGAGTGGCTCGGCGATCTGATGGATCGCTATCCGT